CCCAAGCTCTTCTCCATAACCAGAAAGGCACCTTGATCTTTGCCTCTGGCTTGGGTGTACGCAGAGATTTGAGCGATATAACCGAAGGGGTCATCATTATAGAGTTCTCCGTTCTTGAACTTCTCGAACCCATAACGTGATGCTGACTTCACATCAACGGGAACACCATTGATCTCACAGTCCATATGACCTTTGACGTTTTCGATCTCAACCTCATGTTGTTCATGAGTTACGATATGACCTGCTTCTTTAACGAGGAAGAGAAGTAGAGCTTCGATGATGTGACCGTACAAGAATTTAATATATGTATCTGGACGTAGTTGCTCCTTGCCTACCGCTTCCGGGTCCTGATGCTCGTACCACAGTTGTTTATCAGGCTTACCTATGTTGGACATACGGAGATAAGTCTCTCGTGGTTTACCTGACGTATCAAGTGATGTACGTACAGCAGAACAAATTGCTTCTGACATTTCCACTAAATTTAGATTAGTATGTTCACCTTGTTTATAGCTACCATCAAACAAACCATAAATGTCATCTACGAGGGTGTCTAATGTCTTTGCTTTAGTCATAACTTTTTCACCTCTCTTAAATTAGCAGCAACAATCTTACCTGTTTTATCGTCACGAATGTAAGCTGCTTGGTGAATTTTAGATGAACGTTCTAGGACTCCTATTACTATTTCTCCGTTAGTTCGTGTGTAAATTACTGTATCATGTGTCTTTAGCATTATACTCTCCTAATAGATAGCAAGAAGACGGGGAGCAAATGCTCCCCTCTTGAACTCCCTAGTGGTTAATCATCCTCGAATAAATCTGCTTCATCTTGGTTAGGAACGGGATTATCGAAGTCATCCCCTTCGAAACTGAAATCTGACATATCTTCAGAGCGAATATATGCCACTAAATCGAGAACTTGAACGGCATTAAAGCCACCTGACATACCAGCTTTCCATGTAGCACCAGCTGGGTAATTAAAAGCTGTGACACGAACATTAGCCGTAGTTCCGTTACCGATACTATCGGCATCAACATCATTACGCTCCTTATCAAAAACCTTAGGCTCGTAACCAGTTTTAAGACTGATATAGAAGTCTCGGAAGGGTTTGTTTTCTCTTTCAGCTTTCTTTTTATCATCCTTTTTGATGTTGTCTTTAAGACCCATCTCTGTTAAGGTCTTGATAGCTGCTTTATCAAGCAGCCCAAGATCGACTGTATACTTCCCCTTTTTCATGGGGTTCTGACGTTCTAGAAAGGGCCAGAAAATAGTACCTTCGATTACTGCTTTCGCCTGTACACTCATGGTCTTGAGTCTCCTTTGCTTTGGTTTCAAGTGTTGATCGTATACACCTATTATCTCATATTCAAGCCCCGGTGTCAAGGGCTTATTGTATAGGATAGCCAATTATTTTTATCGACTTATCCCAACAAGCACGGCAAGACCCACATTTATTATTTCTGGTTTCAGCACGGCAAATCTTGACAGATAGAATCTTCTCACTACCCTCCCTTTTAGAAGAATCGTATACCATAGAACCATGTACCCTGCGATTGAAGTGATTGATATAGTCACTGCTGTACCTAACAGAGACATTAGGTAACCTCTTCATTTTAGTTAACCACGGTTTAATACGGGCTATCTTATAACTTCGAGTGGGCAACCAATGCTTACACCAGACTGTTCTCTTCATTACACTATAGATCTTCTCAGCTAATAATGGATGATAACAGTCACCACTATCAAACCAACGAAAGAAATCTTCGTGGAGAAGAGATTCAACCATATCCTTTTCCCAATCATCTCGCTTCCAATCTGTCCTGTTAATTTCTCTTGGCTTTTTAACGACAGGAAAACGATAGGTTCCTTTCATTGCATAACAATCACTACATACTTCAACAAGATTACCATCCTTGCCCCTACTACCGGGACAGGTAACGATTGCTTGTAGTGACCAAGATTTACATGGCATTTTACTCGTCTGACTCAATTGAATTGTCATCGTCTTGCTGTTCCTTTCTTAGCTTTTGTGCTGCAATCATATGGACACGTTCTATAGAACCAGCTTCTTCTATTTCGTAAATACGAACTTCATCGACTCCCTTTACAAGGTGCATTCCAAGAGCCACACTTACTGCTTCTTCCTTAGCTAGATAGAAAACAAAAGAATCCGGATAAGCAATAATAAATTTACTCATCGTTAGCAGCAGAAGGAATTGAAAGCGTATCTGATGGAGTATAATATTTACGCCATAATTTTTGAATAGTTTTCAGTGGTCCTTCACAAAGAACTACTCGGCCTGGAAACTCTGATTTAAGAGAACCATTAAAAGGAGGGCGAGGTTGGCCTACTTCCATACATAATTGTACACAAGTAAAGACATCTTCCTCTTCCATTTCGATAGGATGATTACGGAATATAGTAGGCATTAGTGGGTCTCCCACCAGTTGTTACCGATACGATACTCACCATCCATAGGACAGTTAAGCTTAAAGAATTTACCAGCGTCCCGTATCGATTGACACTGGATTTCTCCCAAACGATTTGCGTGGTCTCGTAAAACTTCTGTTTGAAATTCATCATGGACTATAGCTACCTGATGAAAATCTAGATCTTCAGCCCTAGCCTTACGATGCCAATCTAGCATAGCCCATTTCATTACGCAACTTTCTCCTCCTTGGAGGAAGACGGACATAGCGAAGTGCTCTGATTTGATCCAGATCCACCTCCCGTCGAATCCAACCAATCCTCCAGATCTAGCTGCCCTGGTAAGACGATCCAATCGGAACTTGGCAAGGGCTGGGGTGTTAGCGAGGAATTTATCTGTTGTTTCTTTGCCATCTGCTGATGTACCTCCAATGATTCTACCAATTCTTGCGGAACCCGCACCCATAAGCCAAGCATATATGAATGTCTTCGCGAGATCTCTTGTCGCAAGCGATGCCGCCTTTTGATTTTTCGTATGGATATCGCCGCTTACTACCTCGTTAATATAATCAGGATCATTCATGTAGTGGGCAAGTAACCTAATCTGTATACCAACAGCGTCAGTACCAATGAGGCAATACCGCTGAAGATCAGCAACGGTCCAACAACTACGACAATCTTTTCCGTAAGGGGAATCTCTTCCGGGTATGTTAGCCATGTTAGGGCCTTGATGTGCCATACGATGGGTGCCAGCACCAATACTAAACACACTACCGTGTACGCGATTATCAGTTCCCAATCCATCTAACCATCCTTCAATTTCTTTAGTTCGACTAGTGCACATAGCATACTCACCTAAAAATCGGAGAGCATCAGGTGCATTATCGTGTATAGTTGCTAAGTTCTCGTCATTGATTTGCCAGGTAAGACTAGCTTTCAATTTAAATTCTTCTTTAGTTAATTGTTTTCTTCTTACTTGATCGAGTAATTTACGATAATGTGGTGTTCTTATTTGTGGATTCCAGTGGCCTTCAAGTCGTTCAAGTTTTTGACGTGGTGAATTCAAATTAAATTCTTGCCATTTAATCATAGTGAAGGGGCCACTACATTGTTTCCATTGATCTCCGAGCCACTTGAGACCTACTTTTGAAAGCCTTCCATCTACAATATAGCGTGGCTTGACTACCCGAATTGATTTTGGTACTGCCTTTAAGTCAGCAAGGATTTTTCGTTCCAACTCCTGCGCTCTAGATTTTACACGGGTGAAAAGCTTGTGCGCAGCAGGAACATTAAGAGCAAAGCCATATTCTTTTTGATCCTCAAGCAGATGTTGGACAGCGTGTTCAATCTTTTGAGATAATCTGCTTCCCCGCTTTCCACCCTCTGATTTTAGGGCAACGGCTACCCTATACGTAAGTTCTACATCGCTTTCACAGCGAGCTAGCATCTCAGGAGAATACTGATCCCACTCATCGTGTTCTAGTTTTGGATAGTTAAGAATGTTACCCCAATTAGCAAGACTATGTCCTCCTTCACGATTAGAATTATATAAGCGGGAGATCAGAAGCGTATCCCATACTCGAGAAGGTCTGATCTTTACGCCTAATACTTTACGTAAAACTCGGAGATCATAGGAGATAAAATTATGACCGATCCATTTTCGTATGTCTTTGGCATACTCTGCGAACTCATCTAACCTATCAGGTTTGAAATACTTAAGCTCACCGGTATCCCAATCCTTGCAAACAATGCACCAAATTGTATCAACATTAGGGAGAAGACCGTTTGCCTCTATGTCACAGACAACCGTACGTTCCCCATCCATACTATTATTCCTCCTTCTCCTGTTCTGTTTCAATCATACGCCCAGTAAATTCATTGTAAAGTAGATACGAAGACGGTCCTGTCTTACCACTGAATCGGTTCTTAAGAACCCTTACATGAGTAGTGTTTCGTATCTTGGCATCAGCATTCTGACCATCTCGTTCCAGACCAAGAGCAATGTTGGCGAGTTGCCCGACTCCTGCTGTGCCTCGTATATCAGCCAGTGATGCTATACCTCCCTCTTCCAGGGGCTTCCCTGTCTGACGTTTAGTATGAATAACAGCAACAAGATTGAAGTCAAGAGCCACACACTGCGCCTTAAGTTTATGTGCAATTTCATCTAGCATTTTTCTTTCATCCGAAAGATTATCAGATACCATGAATGAGATGTGATCTAAGAAAATACTACGGCAGTCACATCCTTGCACTAGATAGGCAATCTTATCATTAATGTATTCAATATTATTAGAAGCCCATCTACTATCCATTGCAATTATTCTCTCTGTTCCCCAAGTAGCATCATGTCCGGACTTCATTTCTACGTCAGTAACATGAGTATCAGGTAGATGAACAGGTTTATCAAGAGCAAGACTGATTAAACCTTTTCCTGTTTCCCTTGTTGTCTCTTCTAGCATGATGATACCTACCTTCTCTTCATAATTATTCAGAAGATGATAAGCACACTCTCTAACAAAGCTAGTTTTACCGACACCAGCACCAGCAGTTACAACTGTCATCTCACTAGTACGCATTCCATAGGTCTTCTCATTGAGTGCAGTCCACGGGTAGTCAAAGTTAACAAACTTATCTTCTACCATTACTGCATCCCACATTTTATTACCAGTGATTACATCATCAGGACGGTAAGGTTCTTCGGCTGCTCTCCACCATAGATTAACAAACTCTTCTACCTCCATTTCCTCAAGATATTCTCCAGCATCTTTGCGTTGCAAATTCAAGACGTGTACCTTTTTAGGGAACAAACTAGCAACGGAATGGGAAGCGGTTTGTCCAGGCTCATCGTTATCGAAGGCCAGCATAATATTATCGAAAGTGTTGAGCCATTCAAAGCATCTCTTTATATCACGATACGCTCCTTGTGCTCCATTTTTGATAGATACGACAGGAAATTTAGAACCCAACATTTGATATACTGCAAGGCAATCTATTTCTCCTTCGCATACAGTAATATATTTACCATTACCGTTGAATTTTTTTTGCCCAAATAATACTGCCTTATTAATATTACCTTTAGAGTAGATACTCTTTGGAACTTCTCTTATTTTATATGCTACAAGTCGTCCTTCCTTATCCACATAAGGATAATAATGCTTAGTAATGACGCCTTCTTCTATCTTTAAGCGTACATCATAAGCACGAAGTGTCTCTGCATTAAGATTGCGTTCAGATATAGGGCCGACTTTGGTACCCTCCAGGTCAGGAAGGAGTGGAGTTTCTGTAATATGAGTCACTACATTTATCTCTTCTTTTGCATCATGTCTGATTTCACAAGAGTAACAATAAGTATGTCCATCTTCGTATAAAGCACATGCATCTGATGAACCACAATCATTACACGGCCCCTTACTTACAAGAGTCTGAGCTTCTTTACTATATTCAATCATATTTCTTGCCTTTAGATTTCCAGTCAAGCCAATCATCAATAACCAAACTATCAATATCCGTTTGATAATGAAACGCTTGTATTTCTAATTGTCTTTGAAGCGAATCAATATGTTTTCTTAAGAACAAGACCTTTTTATCTTTAAGTATCTCTTTACTTCTTAACTCTTGAATGAGATCTGCAGCCTCAAGAAACATTTTCTTATAGAGACAATCAACTGCATTGGAAGCCCAAGTACGAAGACGAACTTCAATATCAAGGGGTTCTTTTTCTTTTTTAGGCATCATCTTCTTCCTTTTCAACAAGAGGAATAGTAGTGATAGTTTCTTCCTCTTCTTCTTTGGACGGAAAAATAGTGCTAAGATCAGCCGCTACTTGTATACATGCAGTGCAAGGTTCGTAATTACCATCGTATCCTATAGATATTTCATCCGTCTTAAGTCTTCGATTACATATGGAACACCGCATCACATACTCTCCTTTTCAGTCCTTCACCAGCACGGCTTGGCAGTAGTGATAGGGCCGGTAGTGCCGTCATCTGAAATCTGCTTGAAAAATATAACAGGTGTTACGATCCCAAACGGACCAAAAGCAGCATTTCCATCTTTCGGATTTTCTTCGACAACGTGGCAACCGACGTATGCATAAGCCGATTGACCGCTGCTTTCTATTTGATCTAACGCTGGCTCCTGAAAGCCTAAGATTGCAGCTAGCAGTATTAAAATATACATTATATCTCTCCTGAATTTAAGGCACCTGCCTCATATTATTACCAATTAACGGGGGCATCATGATCGTCGCCAAACTTACCAAAGGCAAAGGCTTGATCAGCGTGATAGATAGAATGTTGTTCCTTCTCATCGAAGAAATGATCTTTCCTTTGGAGTTCCCCAATGACTTCATAACGACACGTCCGTCCCTTTGCATTCTCATAGTCGGAAGGAATAGATACGACATCCCTCGGGTTGACCTTGAGAATCATAGTGTGTCCACCGAATCCCCAAAATCCTCGGAGATATGAAAGGGAACAGAAATGTAACCCTTCTGAACAAGTGTTATCCCGTTCATCATCTACATCTTTACGTTCCATCTTACAAATAGAACCAACTGAGTTCTCAAACTTGTTTGAATGACGATCCTTGTAACTCTTATTGATACTCTTATAAGCAAGGAAGTGTCCGTCTTCTGTAAGCGGCATTTCAGACTGCTCAAGGAAAAGATACAACTCTCGTTGTGCTCTCATCGATGGATTCTGCATCAGATTACCGAGAAAGTTAATGAATGGGGTGACATCTTCACCTTCACTCATCCCTTGTAGAATCCTAGAGGTTACTGTATTGTGAACGTCACGTCCGTTATACTGGACTACACCACCGACTACAGAAATACCAGACTCACCTGCCCAATCGACTACAGTCTGAGCTACATCCGTAAGTTCTAGAATGCGTTCCCAATTGATAGGGGGTTCACTTGTTAACTCGGAGCGAATAGCTGTATAATTAGCATGTGCTCCAGTTACAGTATATGGCTCATTATTAATCACCATATTAATCACTTCGTCTGTCATAATATAAGCATTCGTATTCATTTACTTCTCCATAAGTTGGATATATTGACAGATAGACTTCGCATCTTTGATATCATCTATAGATACTAAGTTTTGCAATAGTGGATACTTAGTTATGATAGCAGTATGGTGCTTTACTAGAGTCTTTACTATAGACTTCTTGTTCTTGTCTCCATTACGAATCAATAGTTTAATGTCGTTACTACGGAGATACTTATCTTGTATACCAGTATAAATTTTGATTATATCAGGGTCATAATTATGTGAGTTTATATAATCTAAGAATTCTTTTGCTGTACTTTCTACTGGTAGTTTACCATGTTTAGAAGCCAAAGTCAAGAGTTGTTTTATTTTATTTACT